ATCCGGGTCCTGCAGCAACTCTTGCACAGCCATGCTGACGGCTTGCATGACCTCCGGGTTGCCTTGAATGCCGCTCAAAATGTTTTGATTCATGATAGTGCTCCAACAAGCCTCTCGGCCCATTCTCTCCAGTCGGTAAATCCGTAGGGAATTGGCAAGTTTCTGCCAATCGTTGTGTTGTTCAAAAACTGCATGCCCCAGTCCTGCCAGCGGCTCGCGTCGTCCAAACGACCAAAGGAGCCGTAGGCGTCGAGGTCGATGATCACCTGCGACGACCAGTCGAGCAGCTCCATTCCTGTGGGCATCGTGATGATCATCCCAGCACCGTCCTGTCGCCAGACTCGATGTGCGCAATGATCTGGCCCCTCTGGTAGTCGCCGTACAGCGCGTTGGACTCAAAGCGCGCACGCAACTCGCGGCGCTGCTCTTTGAGCATCACGATCTGCTCATACGGCAGGTTGGCCTGCTCGGGGAATGTGAAGATTGAGCTTGTCACCTCGGGTGCGCGAGCGTTGGCACGACCGGTGATTTGTACGGTCATCGGACCCTTTTGCACAAAGTCCGGCTCGATGGTGCTGATGCGAAGATAGCCGTCTTGGCCCTGCACGATTGAGGACAGGTCGGCGGTCTCGAAATACGACTGGATTGGCGCGGCCAAGGTGCCGTCGATCTCGTCCACGCCCTGCTCATGCACCCAAGTGCGGTAGCCGCTGACCGTTGGGACGGCGTCCACCAAAATGGGGGCCATGAATGCGTTGTTGTACCCACCAGCCGATCGGCCCGATGCGGGCAAGGCGGTGTCATACCATGTGTTCTCGCGCACGTTGTAAATCACGGCGTGCGTGCATTCAGTGGCGTCGCCCTTGGGGTAAGCCCACCAGATTTCCCCAAAGCGCGGAACCTTCCAAGCAAACACCTTGCTGTGCTGCTGAGGGTTCAAGCCTTCAAGGAAATAGTTGATGTTCATCTGGTTGGGAACATCGCGCACCACACCGTTGAACATAAAGAACCGGTCCACGCCGGCCCAATAAAAAACACCGTCGTAATCCACCACCGAGTCGGCTGACAAGATGGAAGTGTCGGTGGCAATCGTGTCGAACTGAAAAACCGTAGCGCCCCCCGAGAATGTGGCACGAATCACCGCATCGTAGGCCCAGAAGATTCCAGCCGGGGCTGAGCCAGATCCTGCGCGAAGGGGCATGCCCTTGACAATCTTTTGGCTCCAAACCCGAGCAATACCGGAACCGGAGCCAGTCAGATCGGTCGGCTCGCCAGCCACGGACCAACCGACGATGCCAGCGGTACCGTAGTAAAACAAATAAGGATGCAACGCCACAATACCGCCAGTGACGTTGGCACCAGCTGGAAGCTGCACGCTCTTTAAAGGCGCGGTACCAAGCAGGTCGCCGTAGAAAATCTGGCCGCCCACATCGTTGCACAAACAACGTCCGTTGGGCGAGACGTGGGCAAGCAGCGCGTTGTATTGCGTGGATGAATCAAACACGGCCTGAAACATCCAGCGGTTGGCGTCCGAGGCAGTCAGCGCGTCCGAGCCTCCCACCATGTCGGTGTCGGTGACCGTGATGGTGGTGGCCGATGCCACGACCGCATATCCGTTGGTGGCCACGCCAGCCGTGGACGCCGTGATAGTGATCACAGGGCCAACAGCCACGGCGCTGTAATTTGGCACCGACACATGCAGGTTGATGTCTGTCGCCACAGCCGCAGCCGTGGTGGCCAGGTCAACGGTAAAAGCCACAGCACCGGACATGATCTGCACGCCGTTCACGGTGATGCCGTCCACAGAGCCGGCCGCGCCGCCGGTCAGCGTGACCGTGCCTGTCGCAGCCACAGCAATTGGCGTGCGGCTGGTAATCAGGCTGGCGTTCTTGCTGGCGTCAATCGTGAAGCGCTCCAGCGTGCCGGGGCCGCCACTGTGGCAATACTGCAACAGTTGCTGAGTGAAGCTCATGAAGCCGCGTGAAATCTCGGTTAGGTACTTGGAGATCGAGCGGTATCCGCCAATCTTGCGCGGCAGGCCACGCTGAAAGCGCACCCACTGTCCGTCGACGTAGAAGTCGCCTTCGAACTTGGTGCCGTCGCGTTTGATGCCCGGCTGAGAGCGCAGGATTTGCGTTGGCATCAGAACGTCCCGCCCACCACAACGCCAGAAGGCGCAATACCAAGAGCCGCATAAGCCGCCGGGCCGTCGGCTGCGGTAAAAACCGCGTTGCCCACAGCCGTAACCCCAAGGTTGATGCGAGCCGCACCCGCTGTCGTCGCGCCGGTACCGCCGTCAGACACCTGAATTGGCACAGCCAGGCCGCCCGTGTCGGCGTTGACCACATCGGTGCCGTCGCAGTACAAGATGGAGCGCGAGCCGGACGCGACCAAAACGCCCGCCCCAGTGGAGGTCTTGACCGTGAAGTTGTAGGGGCCCGTGGTCTCGTTGTTGACCCAATACTGCTGCACCGTCGCTGGGACGATGATCACGCGGTTGCCCGTCAGTGTGCCAGTGAAGCCGTAGGCGATGCGGTTGAGCTCCGTACCGGTCAGGGTGTAATTGCCCGAGCCTGCCACGTTGATTGAGGTGTAGTCGAAGGCGAAGGTCGCAGACTGGCCAAAGCCGATCGTGAAGTAACTGGTGCCGTCCGAGACGATAATTGCCGACTCGTTAGGCTGGAAGGACAGCGTAGGGCCGTTGTCGATCAGTACGGTACCGGTTGGGTCCGCCACGATCGCACCAGACCCGGAGTTGCGCAGGTAACAAAACCAGTTGTTGCCCACAACCGTTGGAGCAGGCAGCGTAAATGTGCCGCCAGCGCCGGTCCAGACAAACATCTGGGCGCGGTCCTGATCGCCTGCCGTGTAGTTGCTGTTGAACTCGGTGACGTCAATCGACTGAGCCAGCTGCGTTCCGTTGGCCACAATGCCGTTGCCAGCGAGCGACGATGCGTTGACCTGCGAGGTCGATGCGCCGTACTGCAGCGCCACCCAAGAGCCTGCTGCCGTGCTGTTGTTTGTGAGGTAGACCTGCCAGAGCGTGCCCGAGGCGATGCTGACCACCTGGACGCCGTCTGCACGCTTGACCGTGAACGTCGACGCGCCACGGTTGTTGAACAGGATGGTCTGGCCAGTTCCGGTACCGTTCGCAGGCGGCAGCGTGATGGATAGGTCTGCGGACGCCGGAGTGACGTCCATGATCTTGGTGGCCAAGTTCGAGCTGGTCGAGGTCTCATCGGGCCAGCTCAGCGTAATATCGGCAACAAGCGCAATCGCGCTGTAGTCGATCTCGCTGGGGTAGATGTTTGCGCCGCCAAAAACGTCGGTGTATGTGGTCATGCTTCAGTCCTTTGGGCGCTGCGGTCCATGATTTTCTTGAGGTCCTCGCCGTTGAGCGCCTGGGCGGCGCGGTCGTACATTTGCTGCCAAGTGCCGATGCGCTCGTCCTTCTTCAGGAACGGCGTGGCCTCAAGCAATGTGGCGTACAGCAGCAAATCGGGCGCGTACTCGGTAAGCCAGTTGGTCTGGAAGTCCTCGCCCAAGAAGCGCGGCTGCTCGTAGTACATCACCTCCAGCGTGCTTGCTGCCGATGGGGTGGGGGTGATTAGCCAGTGGTTGTAGTCGTAGTCGGCGTAGAACTGCGGTGCGCCGGTTTCAGCCTCGTCGGGCCAGTACGAACGGCAATACTCATAGGCGCGGGCAAAAATCGGCTGACCGTTGACCGTCATACTGATCGTGTCGCGCCAGCGATCGGGCTTGCGGTAGGTGGCCACGCCAATTTGCAGGGGGGTTTGGACGGCGCGGATGAAGCCTTGAATCTTCAGCTCACGCGAGATGCGACGCTCGCCCAGTGTGACCAGGCGCGGCAGCTGCTCATAAACGATCTGGTCGCTCTCAGCGGTAAAGCCCCGCTCAAGATAGCGGCGCACATCTTCCAGCAAGCTGCTGTACGTCATCGTGTACATGGGGACTCCAGTAGGGTGTGAAGCCGCTGGTCCAGCAGGCGCTGTGTTGCGGGATTATAGGCTGGGCGGCTCATGAAGTCATCAAGCAGTCATTGTGGTGGCCTTGGCCTGCATGTCGGCAACCCGGCGGCTCCAGCCTTTACCAAATGTTCCCCAGTGCGGCAAGTCCATCAAAAAGGACAAACGGCGCTTGGCGTAATCCTCGACCAGGTCCTTGGGGTCAAACGAGGCCACAGCGGCCAGCGTCTTGGGGCCAATACCGCCATCGGGCTCAACGCCAACGCAGGCCTGCAACCATTTGGCCGCCCGGCCTGCGCCGCTGTTGACTGCCGCGTCAAAAACAGCGTAATCCACACCCTCCGGCAGGTCGTCGCCACGGATTTTGTCCCAGTATTTCTTGCGGTACATTGGACCTACAACCTCGGGAGTCAAAGCGCGCATGGCAGCCTCATCCACCTCGTGGCCAACCCACTCCTCCCAGACCTTCTTGGTCACACCCAGATTGGTCATGCACCCGGGTCGGCTGGATGATTTACAAAGCCACCTTCGTGATGTAAAACGGCTTTAAGCGCGGATTCGAAGTTGTCTTTCATTTCATTTCCTTGAGTTTCTGGATTTCACTGCCCTTGTCTTTGGAGCCCTGAGAACTTCCACGGTGGAAGTTCAGCACGGTTCCGGACATGGTGATGAGTGAGCCAAGGGCCATGTAGACCAGCTCTTTGTTTTGCTCGGGCACGCCTTTGACGAATGCAAACCACGCCAAGAAGATGGTAGCGGCAACAATTCCAACGTCCAGCGCATAAGCGGTGTTTTTGGCCAGCCACGACGCCTCTGTGGACTCCTGAATCTTGGCGTTCATGTCCCTCGCGCTGTCGGTGTTGGCGTTGGCGATCTCCAGCACCTTGGTTTCGTTGGCCATTCGGGCCAGCTCGCCGTTCTCCTGCATCTGCGCCAGCTCTTGCTTTGCGGCTGCGGCGGCGGCCGGGTCGGGCAAGAAGCGGTCGATCAGCTTGCCGCCAATTGCGGCCAGTGGGTTTAAGTCGCTCAGGTTCATCACGCGCCTTTCGATGTGGTGATCTGGTCTTCGCCTTTGGTGACCGTGACTTTTTCGCCTTCCACTGTGACTTTCATGGGCTGCTCTTTGCGATCCAGTTTGTCCAGCTTGTCGATCAGCTTGCTGCCAACCGATAGAAGTGCGTCGAGTACCATTATTTTTTCTCCATCTTAGAATCGGCCATAAATCGCCTCAATAAAAACGCGAACAGACCAAAGCACCACGCCGACGATCAGGACGGCGGCGATCAGTGCTTCGGCCCAGTCTTTCATACCGACCAAGGTGTGCCAGTGGCGATCACGGGGTTTTTCTGCAGCGCGATTTTCTGCGCCAAAGCAGCTTCAGTGGCTTCTTTGTGCACGCCACCAGCCCAGCACCAGCCAAGAACGTCTTGTTCTGTAACCTCTTCGTAAGGTTTTAGGTCAACATTTGCTTCAGGCTTGCTGAATGAGCAGGTCGAATAGATGGATGCTGCAAATTCACCATCTACAGCAGAGGCAGACCAATGTGCGGTTATGATGGAATTGTTCGATGTCAAACGGTCGCACTGAGTGATTGTCCAAGTGATAGTCATGATGAGTTCTTACTTTTGGTTAATGGGTTGAGTGGTGATGATTCGCAGCAGCGTGACAGCAACTGCAATTGCTACGCCCACAAACATCTGTTCTGTGGGACCAAGCGGGAGGAGACCGATATAACCTTGCACAACAGACAGCACTGCAAGGATGATGGAGAACCAGACGGTTTTGGATTTGAGAAGTTGTATCAGCATTGTGATCTTTCTTTAAAAGTAAGTGCAGAAGAATCCCAGATCGCCACCAGCCGATGTGACCAGAGCGTCCCAGATGTCGGGGTGTGATTTTCTTTGTTCAGTGCGTCGTAAAGTTCTTTAACGAACCCTGCAACGACAGCAACAACTAAAGCATAAGTAGAGCCAGTGAACGGCAAAGCAACAGCGAACAGGACAACCCCGGCAGCAAAGTGGAGCACCTTGTCTGCGGGGATGCTGCTTAGGCGTGTGAGGGCTTGCTCAATCATGCGACGATCCAGTTTGTCCCGTTGTAGAACACAGGCACAACAGATGAGCCGCTGCCAGCAACCGTAGCAAGAGCAACAGGAACCAGCGCATCAGTAACGTATGTACGCATACCCACTGTTCCAGCAGGAAGTGTCGCTACTGTGTAGCCTGTAGTGCGCAAAGGGCCGGAAACTTGCAGCTTTGCAACACCAGTGGCAGAAGTCAGGCCAACAAGATATTCCCCGTTTGCTGTAAGAGTGGCCGCCCGAGTAAAGCTAATAGCATCACCTGCTGTGCCGGAGGGGGCGGTGCTCCAGATATGTTGGCCTGAAAACTGCTGATAGCCAGTAGCTGGAACGCCAGTTGCGATGTAGCGGTACGTTGCCCCGGAACCGTAGTAGCCGTTGTGGGTCAGAAAGAAGTTGGTGTCCGTCCCGATCAGCGCGGCTCTCCTGATTTGCAGAGCGGGGCCACCTGCAGTCGCTGTGTCCCAGGCACTCGGCGTAACCCCCAAGCCGAGGTTGCTCCCGTCGAATTGCAGCGCAGACCCAGTGGTCAGTACTTTGGAGCCGTTGAGGTAGGCCACTCCGTTGGCTGTGCCGCCATTGAGGGTCAAAGCACCGGAGGTCGTCAGCGCGGCGATACCGGTGAGGTTCCCAGAGTCGTCCAGGATGCCCACCGAGTTTTGCACCAGCTTGCCGGTGGTCGAGTCAAAGCGCACCAGCGCGTTGTCCGTTGAGCTGCCTGGGCCCACCACATCGCCCGAAGCGCCCGCCTTAGTGGCCAGCACCTGCACCGTGCCGCCGTTGTCTTTGTAGAACAGCTTGCCGTCCGTGATGTTGATCGCCAGCTCGCCGTTGGCCAAGTTACCAGCCGATGGCGTTGCCGCAGCGGTTGTGCTGAAGTACAGCTGAATGGGTGTGTAGCCTGCTTGGGACATGATTTTTCCTCTCGAAATTTAGAACGTGCCGCCGGAGATACCCGACCACACTGGTGCGCCTGCGCCCTCCGACGTGAGCACCTGCCCCGCCGTGCCTGCCGCTGTGAATCCGTATGCCGTGCCTGTCCCGTAGGGAACAGCGCCCGCCACAGGCTCTGCGGTCCCGTTTGTGCCACCGCTGGCGATGCGTAGCCTTCCCCCCAAAGTAATGAACCCGGATGAGGTGATAGGGCCGCCACTTGCGGTCAATCCGGTTGCGCCGCCAGAAATGTTAACGGCTCTGACTGTGCCCACGGCAATGCCGCCACCCAGCGATATCGACGATCCGTTGATCGTGATCGACGAGAAGCTT